CAGCGGCGACATCGGCAAACGCCGACTCGGGCAGCACGTCAACCGCGTTGGCCCCATAGGCCGCATAGGTCGGGTTGTCGACATGGCCAATCCGGTAATAGAACGCCGGGATCCAGACCATGATCGAACCATCCGCATACTGATAATTGCCATGGTTGTCATAACCAGGGCTGCGCGTCCCGGGCAGCTCGACAAACCCCGATGGCACCACGGGACAGATGCCGACACCGAAACCGACGCCGCCGGCGGCGCCGATGTAATTTTTGGGCTGCGGGTGGTACAGCTTGAATGCCGGATCCACCACAGCCTCAGCCTCGGCCGTAAACTCCACCTCCCGGACCGGGGCCTCCGGCTCGACCAGCTCGCAGGTAGCGGGCACGGTCTCTGCCAGTTCGCGGGACGGAACCTCAGTCTCGACCAGCTCACGGGCCGGCACCTCGGTTTCGGCTATTTCACGGGTCGGCACGGCTCACGCCTCAGGCAGCACGGTGGAGGTCTGGACAAAGGTTACCGTGCCCATGGCAAAGGGCAGGTCCAGTCCGGCCGGATCGCGCAGCACCAGGGTGTGATATCCGGCGGCAACGCTGATCAACCGGGTCACCAGGTCGGTCAGGGAGAGTTTCACCTTGCCCTCGGCCGGAGTGATTGCGCAGGTAAACTCCGCGATCAGGCCGGCTGCCTGCGACTGCCCCGTCCTGATCTGGTCGTAGGCGGTATAGTCAGTCAGGTCCAGCGGCACCCCGCTCTGCGTGAAGATGATCTCATCCTCGAAGTCGGGGCCGACATAGATGATCAGCGGCCAGTCGTAGGGTATAATCATAGCTTGCCCTCGTTTATCTCAAATGGCCGCTTGTTATCGTAGCTCTACCCAGGCGTTTGCATCGCACACACTGTTCCGGCAGCCGACCGAGTAGGTAGCATTGGGGGGGACCGGGAAGGACACCGACGAGTCACCGTTAGGGGGTGTTGAGGTGAACGCAACAAGTTTGCCGTTCAGCCTTGCCTCAAGAGTACCCTCCCCGGCAAAACAGGCGCTGACCATTACGAAAATTGTCCTCCCGCTGCGGTTCTTGTAAATAGTGTTAAAAGCCCGCTTGCCTATAAGCTGCACGAGCACTTGGCCTTCGCCGATGTCGTGTGAAAGGGCAGGAGAGCTTAAACTAAGGGCCAAGCCGAAGAGTACCGCAAAGATCAGTTTTTTCATTGCCTTACCTCGTTGTTGTTGTTTACCGCAGTTCAGACCACTGCTCGACGGAGCAGCCGCCTGTCGTGTTAATCCTGTAAGAGCTGCCGGCGGGAACGATAAAGCTGATCGGGGCTATATCGGTGCCGTTGTTGTCAGAGTACCAGGATGCCATTAAAGATCCGTCGATAAGCACGGTAACTCCGGCAATCGACGGCGAAATCTCCAGGATTGTTGCCATAACCATAATTGACCGGCCAGTGGTGTTGGTATAGGTGACACCAAGCGACCTGGACGCCTTGACATTGGTCCACGTCTGGCCATCGCCAAGGGCAAGCGCCCGAGGCCCGGTCAGCGACACCGTCCAGGCGGCGGCAGTGCCACTGCCTGCCGTTTGCTCGACGCTCACCTGGAGTGCCCCGGTGCCCGAGTCGTAGGCTGTGATCGTGCCGTACATATAGGTACTCGGCGCGGCAGAGCTGGCGATGATCACCTTCATGCCGACCACCAGGTCCTTGCCGGTCTCGATGGTCAGGTCCTTGGTGCCGGTGCCGACACTCATGCTGGTGGCGCTGGTGGCGCTGGTGCCGGGCGCGGCGATTGCGCTGGCGGCGCTGGCGGCAGCGGCGCCCTCTGAACCAAGTGCCGCGGCGGCCGATGCGGCGGCAGCCGCTTCCTTGCCGTTGACATTGGTTTCCAGGGCGTTCGCCTCGGTGACGAAATCGCCCAGGGCGGCGACCAAGGCATCAGCCTTGACGTCAAACTCGTATTTGGTGTCAGTGCTCTTGTTCGGCGCGGCCGGCAGTGGATTGATAGGCATGCTGCTTCTCCTTTTTAAGTGAGCCCCTCGATCTCCAGACTGCAAAAGGAAAACCGAGTGTTTTTCATGATGATATTAAAACCCTTGTAAAATCCGTAGACGATGGTGACGTCGAGCTGCTGGTCTTCTGATCCGATCCATACCACCGGCGTGGCCCTGATCGCGGCCAGCAGCCTGAACACCGCCCGCAGCTGCCGGTGCGGGATCTTAAAATCACAACTCATCACTGTCGCATACCGGCGCTCCACCACCTTTGTCACCCCGTAGATGTCCGTCTCCTTGGTGGAATAATCGGTGATGCCGATCTCCGGCGACCACTCGGTAATGCCGGCCTCCACGGCGCGGCTGAACGCCAAAGTGCCGATGGACACGTTGCCGGCCGCGGCCGAAATGGTCACCCGCAGGCGGGCCGAGTAAAAAAAAGGCAGGCCCAGCAGCACCAGGTTCGCGATATGCTCCTGCTCCCCGAAAAAATAACTGTACCAGGAAGGCGCCGCGTCGGCGTAATCGATCAGGGGCCGCTCGTCGCTGTAGAGCACCGCATCCGCCGCGTCGATCAGCTCGATCAGCGCAGTGTCTCCGGACAGGTCCAACAGGGCGATGGCATCCACCCCATCGGCGTCGGCCAGCTCGATCACCGTTGCAATTTCCAGGGCACCCTCGGTCACCGTGCCGACCGCCTGGTCGAACATGGCCCAGCGATTGGTCGGGCCGAGGTCGATCCAAAAGCCGGTGGTCGTGGACGGATCGTTCCCCGTATTGCCGTCGGCCACCGACTCGAAAATCTTGTGGACGCCGGTGGTCATGATCACCTTCTGCCCGGCGGTGTAGGTGGTCCCGCTCGCCCAGACCGCATAGTCGTTTTCGGCGACGCTGTGCGAAACCAGGGTGGCGTCGGTCACCGCGATCGGCTTGATTATCTTCATGCGGCGGCCCTCTCCGGCGGCAGGCCGATGGCATCCCACCTCTCCAGGACCCGGACCGCCTTGCCGCTATTTTTCAACCCCTGGTAGCCTGTGGCGGCGATCTCCTGGCGCAGCTCCCGGATCTCGGCGACCACCTCGGAGAGATCAACCAGCGCCCGGGACTGGTCGTTGCTGTAGATCCTGCTCGGGCCGGTGTATTCCAATTCCGGCCCTTGCTCGCCGACCAGGCGCCAGCCGCCGCCGAACTCGCCGCCGTCGGCAAACCCCTGCGGCTGGACCTGCACGGTGGTGAGCCGTTCCAACTCGGACACCGCGGACATGGTCCGCCAGTAGTCTCGGGCGTAATCGGCTGCCGTGGCGTAGCTTTCCTTGTTGATGGCAATGTTCTGCAGCACCTCGCCGATGGCCTCGACCCCGGAGAAATCTCCTTTCTTTGCCTGGGCCAGGGTGGCGAACAGCTTCTGCTGGGCTTCGGCGGATCGATCCACCCCGGCCTCCGTGGCGGCCATTGACTCGCGGAACGACTGCATGGAGGTGATGGCCGTGCGCAGGCCCTCGTCCATGACCTCCGCCGCCTTGAGCCCCTGCAGCTTGCGGATATTGGCCAGCCCCTCTTCGCTGACGCCAAGCTCTCTAGCGGCGGCCAGCTGCTTTTCCATGGTCCGGACCGTCTCGCGGATGGCCAATTGCTGGTCGGTCATCGAGTAGGAGTCAATCTCGTCGGTGATCCCGCGCATGAAATCCTGCCGGGCCTTTTTGTGCGCCTCAAGGATCTCGAAGGTCTGCAGCGCCTCCAGCTTGCGGATGTCGGCCAGGTCCTTTTCCGATGCGCCAAGCTCTTTGGCGCGGGCCACTGTCTCGGCCATGCTCCGGTGAAGGGAAGCCAGGTCTCGCTCCAGTCCGCTGCGGCCCATCTGCGCGATCTTGAAAAGGATATCGTTCATGTATTTTGCGATCGCCGCCGGGTCGTCGCCGCTGCGAGTGGTATCCAACGGGCTGGGATTGATCGGCCTGGGGCTGACCGGCGGCACGCCCTTGGTCGGCCCGCCCAGCAGGTAGCGATCTGCGCGCATGGCTTCCAGCTCGGTCAGGTATTTTATGGTCTGGGCCTGGGGCATGATATACTCACCGCCAACGGCCAGCTGTGCCTTGCCGTTGACCGTGCCGAGATAGAGATCATCCCGCACCCCTGAGCCGCCCTGCAGGATGCCGCCATCCGCATAGCCTATGATCCCGCCATCCCAGTTGCCAACCGTGACCGGCGGACCGCCGGCCGTTGGCGTCGCGCCCGTCCCGGTGCCGGTGAGTTCGGCGAGGGCGGCGCTGATATCATATGCAGCCTCGCCGATCGTTGCCCCGGCCCTGCTCGCCGCGACGTCCAGGTCAAATATCTCGGCGTTCAGGGCGCTGACCGCATTCTGCACCGTATTGGCCTCATCGCCGAATACGCCGACCGCATTGGACAGCCCGGAGGTGTCCGTAGTAACATCCGTCATTTCCTTGGCCATCAGCGACATGGCATGCAATACCGGATTGGTAGCCGCGAGATAGGCCTCGCCGGCATCCCGCATCTTGCTTATTGCCGACCCCGTGTAGTCCGCCAGCATGTCGGCTACTTCTTCCTGGGTATGGCCCAGGGATATCAGATAGTTTTCGAGATCCTCTGTCGAGCCGGTTGCCGACGTGGCCGCGCTCTCCAACAGGCTCATGGCCTGCTGCATGTAGCCGCCCTTCAGCCCCATGTCCTCCAGGGACGTTTTGATTTTATCAAAGGACGGCTTGGACTTTTCGGCCCACTTCCACATCTCTTCGATTGTGGAAGGGTCGAGCGAGATGTTCATTTTGTCCAATGCTACAGCAAATTCATCGAGCGTTTCCGGCACGCCATCGATGCCGAGAGACATCTGGATAAGACCCTGCCCCATATCGCTCGCCGAACCAAACAATGTGTTAACCGCGGCCAGCACGTCAGTGTCGAGATCCCAAGTAGGAGCCATCGCATCCCACCTGATGCTCCTGGTGGACATCGCGGCGCTGTCTACGTCAGGGCTGAAATAGTAATCCTCCCGGAAATTCTTGGTTTTTTCAGCGTCAGCAAGCATGATCAGGGTCGAGGAGGCCTGATCCCACTTTGCGTCATACTCGCCAAAATAAGGGACCATGGTCCGCGTAAATTCGTTGCCGATCAAAGAGGCAAACGTCTCCGGCCGGAAGCCGGCCCGATTGAACATATCCGCTTCGTCAGGCAACATTTTCTTTTCCTGGCCAAAATAGAGGGCCATTGCCGCGGCCACAACCGTCCCGATCACTGGGACGTATGAGCTGATTGCGACTCCGCTGCCTTCAGCCGCCGCTACCGATCCTGCCTCATATCCATAATAAGCCTCAAGGCCCGCGGAAAGGGCCTCCAGTTCAGCATATGTAGCCGCTCCCTCCGCCGCTATTGCTGCCGCTTCCGCCGCGGCGTATTCGGCGGCAATCTCAGAAACTTGATATTGAGCTACAAGATCGCCTACCCATCCGGCATTTGCAAGATTGCCAGCCCCGCCACCGGAGAGATAAGAATAAAGGGCATAGCCGGTTGTTGCGGTGCTTACTGCCGATCCGGCGGTTGAAGCACCACTGCCGACACCGCCCCCGCCATTGGACGAGGGGCTGCCGCTGATGAGCGAGCCGATGGAGCCGAGTACGCTCCCCCACCCGGATCCGGAACCGCCAAAGCTACCAAACAGGGACACTATTTCCGTCATTGCCCACTTGGCCAGCAGGTCGGCGATGAACTGGATGAACATGTTGAGCATGTTGTCCAGGAGCGAGTCCCAGATGTCGCCGATGGAATCAAACTCGCCCTCCATCACCGCAACAAAGGTCTGGCTGAAGGTGTCGGACAGCATGTTGAACGCCTGATACCCGATATCGGCCATGCTCTGCATGGCGTCTTCCGCGTCCATGGCCGCGGCAATCACACCGCCGAAGAACTCGCCGGAAGAGCGCAGCTTTTTCTTGTCAAGCTCGCGCTGCCGCTTATAGCGGAGTTCGTTCAGCAGATTTTCGTCAACGCCCATCTTGCGGTAGGCGGCAAGCTGTTCGTCCAGGGCCTTGACCTGGGCCTCGTAGCTGCGCTGCGACATGGCCGCCGAGGAGTCGGCCATCTCGCCATAGATGTCCATATAGGCCTTGGATAGTTCGGCCGCGGCCTTGACCGCCTCCTCCTCTGCCTTCTGCTTTTCCTTGACCCGCTCCTCGGTCGCCTTGATCGCCTCGGCCAGCTTCTTTTCGTCTTCCTTGTACTGGGCGGTGGACTTGCGGAGATTGTCCAGGGCGAGCTGGTATTCCTCCAAGGTGATCGTGCCGCTGGCGCGCAGCTCATTGAGCCCGTCCTCGGCAGCGGTAACATCCTCCGCCTCTTTTTTCAGGGGCAGGTATTTGTCCAGGAGCTTCTGCAGCTCGGTCGCGTGTTTCTCAATCTCCTTGGCGGTCTTGCCGTGGGATTCGCCCTGCGCATCGGTAGCCTCACCGGCGGAGATGCCCGCGCCATAGTATGCGTCAAGGCCCGCACTCAGCTCATCTATCGATACTTTATTGGCGTCGATGTTGTAGGTGAGGGCTCGGTATTTTTCGGTCGCCCGGTCGAGCAACTCCTGATGCTTCACCCTTGCGTCATCCCGTAACCCCTCGACGGCAAGGATTGATTCATGGAGAGCTATTTCCTCTTCAAGTGCCTTGATCGTTGCGTTTTTCTTCGCTGCCTCCTCGCGCCGTGTCGCGTTCTCGTCCTCTATGATGCCGAGGATCTTCGCGCCTTCGATCCAGTTATCGATCTGCTCGACCAGCCAGCCGATCGCCTTGGCCGTCCCCTCGATGATCGGGATCAACTTGCTGACGAACTCCTGGATATTCTGCTTGAGCAGGTCCTCGTTGGCCGTCAGCCATTCGTTCAGCCCGGTCACCAGGTTGTTGATCACGGGCAGCAACGCCTCGCCCGCGGCTATTTTGAGTTCGGTGATATTAACCTCAAGGTCCCGCATCTGGTTGGCGAAGCTTTTGGCGGTCCGGATGGCGTCCCCTACGGCAAAAGTCGAGCCCTCGACAATGAGCTGGTAGGCGGCCTGGGCCTTGTCCGCCGCGGTGATGGCGTCCTTGGTTTCGGCCAGGCCCATGGCCAGGGCCTTTTCCTCGACCGTGGCGGCGTTGACCACCACCCCGTACTTTTTCATGGTCTCGTAGTTGCCGACCAGGGCGGACTGGATATCATCCATGACCTGGGCGGTGGGCAGATTGTTGAAGCTGCCCAGATCGGCGGAGAGCTTGACCACCTCAAACGACATGGCCGCCGCCGCCTCGCTGTTCATGCCCATGGGCACCAGCAGGTCCTGCATGGCGGCCAGGTACTTTTTGGCGTCCAGACTGGACATGTGATAGGATTTGCGGAGTTCACCGGCCCACTGCTCTGCCTGGGCCGATAGCTCGCCGAAAACCGTGTTGAACTTGGACTGCGCCTCTTCCATGTCCGAGGCAAGCTGCACCGATTCGCGCAGGGCGCCGGTGAGCAGGTAGATCCCGCCGAGCCCCGCCGCCCCGCCGATGGCTGCGCCGGCCATGGCGACACCCTTGAGCGCGGTCACCGCCTTGCCGGCAATACCGTCGATCTCGCCCAGGGAGCGGCCCATGCGCTTACCGCCGTCCTCGCCCTTCTTGCCGGCGTCCGCCACCGTATCGCCGAGCTGACGGATCTTGACCGATCCCTTGTCGTCAACTTCGATGACTATGTTGAGGGTGGAAGCGTTCACTGGTTACGGTTCACGGTTTAAGGTTTACGGTTCAAGGTTCTCCGGCCCATGGCCGGCACGAGCCGCACTTGATGAACTTGACGAACTTGATAAGCTTTCATCTTTTCGTTCCCATCATCGGACACCCCGTCGCCGGCTCCATGGCCGTCCGGATCCGGCCCAGGTCCTGCCACTCCTCCAGGGTCAGATCATCGGCCTCGAAGGGGTAGCCGGCCTGCTGCAGGCCGTACAGGTTGAGCATCTTCAGGGTGTAGGGGTGCAGGTCGCCGGCGGTCTGTTTCGGGCAGTTCTTGCAGGCCCATGCCAGGTTGTCGCCGTTTTCCTCCCTGCACCGCTCCTCCTCTTCGTCGTTGCAGAGACCTTTCCGCAGGGCGGCCAGGTCTCCGATCAGTTTCCCTCGCCGTCCTCCGGATCCACGATCTCGGCGGATGCGTCAAAAACGTGGGCAGCCAGGAGCATGATCAGGTCGCTGGCCCCTGCCTCAACCTCCGTCTTCCACTCCTCCAGGTAATGGGGCGAGTTCTTGTCGGACGAATAGGGCTGCGCGGCGCCCAGGACATCACGGACAAAGTCCCCTTCCCTGAACCCGGTGAGAATCTTCAGCCCGGAGACCAGCCGCGCCTCGGCCTGGTTGAAGGTGACCTTCTTCCCCTTGCGCTGCAGGGCCAGGTTCTGGTACTCCTGCCGCTCCTTGGTGGTCGGTGTCCGATAAAACAGGACAATGTCCGAGTCCGAAACATTGTCGTGGATCTTCAGCTCATTATTGCCAGTTGTTGATGTATTGCGGGCCATTGTGCTTTTCCTCATTCATCTTGGATTGATATTTTGCGGGGACATCCCCCTCACCCCAGCCCTCTCCCGCGAGGGGAGAGGGGGTCCTCCGTCCACTGTCTTCTGTCTTCTGGCTCCTGTTACGCCGCGTACGCGCTCACCATGTTCTTCACCCGGGCGATGACGCTGCCGTAGGTAGCGTCCTCCAGCACCTGCAGATCCCCGGCCTCGGCCACCCGGCCGTTGTTGCTGGAGATCGGCGAGTTGAGGATCCCCATCAGCGGGAAGATCATCTCCAGGGTATACTTATGGCCGGTGTCGAACTCCGCGCCCTCGCAGAGCACGTGCAGGCCGAACGTCTCATTCTGGGTGATATAGTTCTGCAGGAGGAAGTCCCGCAGCTCCCGGGTCAGCTTGATGGTCTGGTTGCGGTTGCCGCGCAGCCCTTTGCCGCCGTAGGTCCCGCCCGCGCACATCGTAAAGCCGACCTGCAGGTTGTTCTGCAGACTGTACTCGAACGACTTCAGCGTCGGCCCCAGGGCCTTGCCGCCGACAAACGCCGAGCCGTCCCAGGCCCCGCCCACGTACAGACACGCCTGCGAGACCCGCAGCGGCGTCTCGGTGACCCGGGCAGGGAAGGTTGCCCATGCCGGTTCGGTCGGCACGTAGAGGATCTTGTAGTCGATGTTGGACAGCCCGTCGCCGCCCAGGGCGGCGATAGTAATTACCGCCGGGGTCGCCGCCGATACCGCGGACACGACCGGGAACTCGTACTGGCCGCCGGCTGCCGCCGCCCGGACGACATGGACATTGGCCAGCCGCTCTTCAGCGGTCGCCCCATGCACCGCATTGGCGGCCAGCACGAGGGAGGTGGCATTGTTCAGCGCCGACACCGTCTCTTCGACGATGGTGGAATCAAATTTGCCGGTGTATTTGATCGTCCCGGAGCCCTTGACCCAGTCATCCTCGCTGAACGTAATGCTGACCGTGTCCACGAAACCGGAACAGAAGCGCCGCTTGGCAATGGCATTGCCCAACCGCTGCGCCGCGGTAAAGCTGGGATTGCTCCGGGCCTCGTCCAGGTCCCCGGCGATCGGGGTGATCGTGTGCCGGTAGCCGGCGCCGGCGGCCGCGGTGGCCACGCTGCCCAGGCCAAAGGCCAGGAGGAACGCGGCGTGCTGCGGCTGCAGCTTGCCGAAATTCAGTGTTCCGCCGGCAAGGGAACCCAGGTCATAGATGGTGTCCGGCTCTTCTCGGCCGTTCATCTCGGAGGCGTTGTTCTCCCGCCGCGGCTCCAGGTTGATGTAGTCATCCACCCCGCAGAGCAGGGAGGTGTCCAGGGTCTGGGCGGTGTTGATCGCCGTTTCCTTCGCATTGGCCGATACCGCCAGCAGGTTCAGGTTGGCTCTAGGGTTGTTCATTTCGCGCTCTCCTTGGCGGTCTCACTCGCCGCCGGTACCGCCGGCCTTTTCGGCGCGGCCTTCTTGACTTCGCTGAACCGGTGTTTCTCCTGCGGCGGCACTTCCGCATACTCCACGCCCGGGACGAACTTCCGCCCGGCCATGGGGCCGTCCACGATCTCGATGGCCGGCTGCCCTTTTTTCAGCATGTACATGGTTAATCCTCCCGGATGTAGTTGATGGTGATATCCTTGGTCTGCCAGGCTACGGTATTGCCCGCCTGACCGACGAACAGCTCCGACTCCGGCTCGCGCGCATCGGGCAGGGCCGCCTGCATCCCGGCGATGCCGAGCAGGTTGTTCTTGAGCAAAACCTTGATCGCCTCGGTTGCCGCCAGCACCCCGAGGCTGCCGGTGGACGCATCGCCGACAACCGGGGCCTCGTGGTTTTTCTGCAAGCGGACGAACACCCGGAAGTGCACCGGCATGGTCCGCTCAATAACCCCGCAGGTCAGCTCTTTGTTGATCACGGTCCCGTCCTTGACGGCGATGGCCAACTGCGACTTGACCCCGGCCGGGATAAAGCTCAGGTCCGGGGTGATGAACACGTCCCCGTCCCGGACCTGGGTAAGCCCTGCCTGCAGGGCCGCCTTGATTTTGATGAGCAGGGTCTGCATCAGTAGGTCGTCAGCTTGTTGCTGGAAAATTCGGCATCGGCGGCGGCCACCACCAGGGTGCCGTTGCTGCCGGTGCCTTCCGGATCCCCGGCGCCGAGCTTGAGGGTGCCGGCGGCCACCTTGTTCAGAAAAGCGATGGCGGTCTTGTACCGCTCCAGCCAGTGCGGCGGCGCGCCTGCGTCCCGGCGGACATAGAGCAGCCAGCCGGCGATATCGACGCAGTATTTGCCGAGTATTGCCGGCGGGGTCGCCAGGGGCAGGGGATACCGGCCGCCCAGATAGCCATCGATCTCTATTGACGCCGACTCCAGTACCGTGGCCACCACGTCCTCGTTGACCAGGCCGGTGTCGTCATCGTCGGTCAGTTGGACCAGGGTCGCCTCATCGATCCACTGCCGCAGATCGGCGATCGTCGCATAGCTCATTTACTTACCCTTGCCCTTACCTTTTTTTCGCCTTTGGCCTCCGCTTCCGCCTTGGCTTTGGCTCCCGCTGCCTTGTCAACAGCAACCGCGCTGGCCGCCTTCAGGGCGATCAACCGCCGCCCCTCGGAGTCGCTGACCTCGATGGTCGCGCCCGGCTGATGGACAGCCTTGCCGGTGTCGATCACTCGCCCGGGCAATACAGTTATCTGCATTGCATTCTCCTCATGCCGGGGCGGCGGCTGCCCGCCGCCCCGTATCTCAGGTTGCCGATCAGATGACCGTCGCGTAGACCACGCACAGCGGCCGGAAGAAGACCGGCAGCGGCCGCGACTCCACCTTGACCCACTGGCCGGAGGGGTCTTCCGACTCCCACATCTTGGAGAAGAAGATGTCCGCCTCCTTGCCTTTGCCGACGCCGCCGGGCGCCTTGAGGTCGATGACCGGCGCGAACAGCTCCGCCGCAACGTCCGGCCCGAACCCGACCAGGGCGAACACGCCGGAGGGGATCAGGTCGTGACGAGTGCCCGAGCCATCGAGATACGAGCCGTCGTACTCGTCGATATCGACCCCGGCCAGGTGGGCGACGCGCCCCTCCTTGGCGATCTGGTCGCCCATGGTGTACTTGAGCAGCTCCCGGGCGCTGCCGTTGTTGATCAGCGCATCCATGGCCCCGGTGCCGCAGAACGCCGCAAAGCCGGTGACCGGCCCGGCCTGGCCGATCAGCTTCTTCCAGGCGCGGATGTTCTTGATCGGGTCCGAGGCGGCATCGGTCCACAGGGCCGTGCCGGCGAGCACCGGCTTGTGGGCCGCCGGCAGGTTGTAGTCCACCAGGACCACGCCGTTCTTGTCCACCACCTGGCCTGACAGGGCCTTGACCGCCTGGAACTCGCGGGTCAGGTCAATGGTCTGCTTCATGTCGAACTGCTCGTCGCCGACCCGCTCCTTGAGCAGCTCCGGGGCGACCGCATCGCCGAAGGCGCGCATGTTGTTCAGGTCCGCGGCGGAGATGAATTCCTTTTCCGCGTACCGGGGCGCGCGGCAGGTGATGTTCTTGCGGCCGATGCCGCCGCGCACCGTCGCCTCGGCGGAAACAGAGATGTTCGACAGCAGGTGCTCGCTCGATGTCTTGACATCCCATTCGAAGATGCCGGACAGTTGGCGTTTCTTCCTGGAAAAAACAGTATCCAGGACCTTGGTGGGGGCGGTGCGCATGAGATTGACCGCCATGGTCAACGCGCGGGACGAAAATACTTCAGGCATGATGTCCTCCAATAAGAGAGATGTTGGTCAGTTGCTTGTCAGCCACGGCAGCGGCCTCTTTCTCAGTGCCTTACACCTTAGAGCCTGCCTTCTTAAACGAAGTAGACACCCCGAGTCTCCAAAGCCAGCTTCCCGGCGGCATCGAGCCCGGTCATATTGGCCTCGACATAGACCCCGGCAAAGCCGCAGATCGCCTCGACATCGGCGGCGGCGGCGGCGGCCGCCTCCATGAGCACGGCCACCGGGTTCTCGCTGCCGTCAGCGTTGCCGGCGTCATAGGCCACCAGCTTGCCGGTGGCGGTGATCCGGCCCAGGATGGTGCCCACCACCAGGTCGGCGGCGGTGCCGATGGTTTTCTTGATCAGTACCGGGCCGTAGGTGTCCGAGGCCAGGTACGCCTTCACATCCAGGGTTGTTTCAGTGGTCATTTCGTCTCCTCCATGGCTACGCCCGCGATCTCGCGGGCAGTTTTCTCATCTTCGCTGAACTGCGCGTCCGCTGCCGGCGCGGCCTTGGGCGCCATCTCCTTGAACAGGGGGTGGCTGGCAAACGTGGCCAGGAAACCCTTGAACCACTCCGCCTTGCTCTCTTTTTTCCCCTCGCTGAATTCGAAGGTGGCCGCGTCCCCGTCCAGGGACATCATGAACTCGCCCAGCCCCTGCGCCTTCCAGGCCGGCAGGATCTTGCCGGCGGCGACGCCCTGGTCGATAAAGGCGTCCACCTCCCGGCGCCGGGCCGCCTGCTGCTGCTCGGAAAAGTTCGTCTCCGCGGCGGTGGCCCTGGTCTCCGCCGCCTGCCGCGCCTCCTTTTCGGCGTCCAGTGCTTTTTGCAATTCCTCTACGGTCGGCATGGTGCCCTCCTGTGATGGTTCGGCATATGCCACCACCGAGGCCTCTTCCCCGGGGCGCTCTGCCTCTTTTTTCAACTGGTCGATATCCCACGCGGGCAGCAGGCGGTCCGCCGCCTCGATCCCGTCCTTGGCAATGATCCACTCCCGGAGCTGGCCGAACAGCCGACCGATAACACCCCAGGTCCAAGGATCAGCGAACTCGAAAGTATCGGCCTCTCCCTCGTCGAAGCGCAGGTCGGCCAGGCCCTGGACCGCCGGCGGCGTCCCTCCCAGAAACCCGACATGCCGCAGGCGGCCGTCGCGGTAAAAGGCGGCGGACCGTTTCTTCCAGCGGCCGGCGCGCACCTGCTCCTCGAATTCGGGCGCCACCTGGCGGAACTTCGCCAGGAGCACTTTCGCCCCGTCCCGGGCCGCGGTCTTCAGTTCCTCGACCCAGCCGAAGGCCGGGCCGTTGTCCGCCGGGTGCCCGAGCACCAGGGGCGGCTCATGCCTGCCCGCGTCAAAGCTGGCAACTGCCCGGTCGATCACCGCGTCACCGTCATGCTCCCGGCCCTTGGAATCGACCTGCTTGCCGCCGCGGAAAATTTCCACCCAGTCGCCAAACCCCTTGAACTCGTTTTTTGCCATTTCCTTCCTCTCGCTTTCAGGTCGTCAGTGACGATCAACAGAACCGTTGTGAAACTATTTTTAAAATCCTCTGTATTCGACGATTGGCATCTCGCCGGTACGTTGGTATCCCCTGACCCTGTTTTTGCAAATTAGGGCCTGTTTTGGCCTTTTCTCTTCTCCCCCTCTCCCCTCTGGAGAGGGAAGGGGTGAGGGCCGCCCTTCAATCCGCCAGCTCCAGATGCTCCTGGATGATGTCGAGCACCGCCGCCTTATCCTCGTCCGAGAGGCCCATAAATGGCCGGGCCGGGATGTTCCCCCAGGGGATGGGCGCGCCCCTCTTGGTGCGGCCGAATGACCCTCTCGCGGCCCCGAACTGCTGGACAGCTGAGTAAATCAGGCTGGAGGTGATCTCCACCCGCCGCTGCTCCGCCTTCGGCGCGATCTCGGTCCCGAGCCGCTTCGACTCGCCGATCATCACCTTCTTGCTGCCCAGGATCTGCCCGCCGGGCACCGGCCCCTTTTCGCCCTTGCGCAGGACCGTGCCGCCACCCTTGCGGCGGAAGTACTCGCGCAGCGTCGTCTCCTTGTTGGGCGCCCATTTCGTCCCGTCCGGCGCCGTGGAGGTAGCGAACCGCTTTTTCGTGGACTCGACCATGTACTCGCCGATATCGTCCATGGCCGGCCGCAGGTCAGAGCAGCGCCCCGCCAGCTTGCCCAGGGCCTCGGTCACTTCGCGGTCATTGATTTTTATGGTGATCATGGCTATACTTTGTACAGGCTCTCCGCCCCTATGGCACATCCACCGTCGGGCTCATACCCCGAAACGTCACGGGCGTGGGAAGATGGGCTATAGGGCGCGATGAGCCAACCTCCACATTGATTGCAGGACCAGGCTCTTGCGGCCGGTCCGAACCTCCCAGACCGTAACCAGCTCCTCGCCTCCGAAATACTTCGAAATCTTGATCACCGGCTGCTTGCTCTTCCATGTCGAGCCCACGTCACTGATTTGGTCCGGCGAGTTCAGTAGCTCCGGCAGGTCGGCGTAATCGCTGGCGGTGATGGCAATTTGCCCCCTTGGGGCCTCGCTCTCCGGATCGCCGTGGTCCTTGTGGACCTTGTTGATCGCGCTCTGGTCCACGGCGTAATCGAATCCGGCAACCTCAAGGCCTTTGAGTCCGCCGACCGTCGCCGCATCCGCCGAGGTAAGCAGGCCCATGGTCCGGTAGGGCGGGATGTCAAGATGCGTCCGCCCCTCGACGATCCGCTGCGCGTAGCGCCGGACATCGTCGGCCACCGAGGGCAGTCCCCGGTATGCCTTGGCCAGGGCGTCGCGCTGGCGTTCCGGCACGCCCTGCATGTAGGCCTTGGCCAGGGTGTAGTCCCACTGCAACGTCTTCTCCGCCAGCTTGCTGATCTCCTTTTTGATGCTCTCCCCGGGCGAGTAGCCCCAGCCCTTGCCGATCCCCACCTGCTCGCCGGTCTTGGGGTCGATCGCGTCCCAGTCTTCCGGCAATTGCTTGTCCGGGCCGCCGCCCAGCCGCCGCGCGCCCCTATCGCTGCGCGCGCCGAGGATGTAGCACCGGCAGCCCCAACCGTTCTGCGGCTTGTGCGTCTGCCAGAACGGATGATCCTTGGGCAGGGTCAACCCATTCCACGCCAGGTGCTGGGGCCGGGGATTGTCCACCGCATCGTTGTGCCGGTAGACCAGCAGGGGAAACCCGGCAGCGTCCAACTGGGCGTTACGGCCGGCGTTGTAGCTGGTGGTGCAGTTGGTGGTGTAGATCATTCTGGTCCGCCAGGCCCGCCTGGCCGGGGACTCGTCGCCGGTGAAGCCTGACCATCCGTGCCGACCTAGGATGGCCATGAAGTCCTTGCGGAAGGCCTCAAGGCTTGTCCCTTCGGCTATGGCCCGGTCGGTGGCGGCGGCAAAGTCCGTCAACAGGTCCATCTTGGCCGCGCCGGCAACCATATAGCCGATATCGTGGGCGCTTTTCTCGATGTCATCCCAGCGGGCCGTGGGCACCAGGCTGCCGAGCTTGCCCCGGAAATACGCCACCTGTTCGGCAAAGGGCCGCTTGAGCACGCCGGTCATGGCCGAGGGGCTATTCATCCGACCCCTCCTCGATGTCAAAGATCCCGGCAGCATGCGCCGCCTGCATCGCGCCGGCCATGAGCCGGCCCAGGGCATCGATGGGCAGATCCTGACAGGCGGCGAGGACCATGGCCCGAAATTCTTCAAGGCTGGAGGCCTGCGCCAGCATGACCCGCGCCTGATCGATCCATTCGTCAACGGCCGGCTGCCCGTCCGCATCGAGCCGGTCGGCAATCAGGTCCGGCGGGTAGGACTGATCGCCCTCGCTGAACTCGCCGCCGGCCTTGCCAGGCTGGCCCGGCACCCCACCCTGGTCAACGACCTCGATCTCATCCTCGCCGAACCCGTAGCGGCGGATGTAATACTCCTTCTTCAGCCGGACCCGGCCGCCCTCGGTCAGGGCCTTGTCCCGATCGGCAAACGCCTGCTGCGGGTCCTCGGTCTCGAACCAGGTGAAGGTCGGCGGCGGCACGCCCGGGGCGTTGACCTCGCCGTAGACCCAGGCGATTTCTTCCATGGCCGTCTTGACCAGCTGCCGGTCCGCGTCCTGGTACAGGCCCAACACGTTCTCGTGCGTTTTGCTGGCGGCGTAGCTGCCCTTGTCGCCGATCTCGGCGGTCAGGGTCTGGCCCATGATCGCCTTGGAGATCTCGGCGTCCATGGCATCTTTCAGGCGCTCGAAGGCCAGATAGCTGCCGCCGGTTTTGCCGGTGCCGCCGAGCATCTCCACGGTGCTGCCCTCGGGCACCACCGCCACCGCGTCCCGGACCATCTTGACCAGGCTGGCAAGCATGTTCTGCTGATCCTCCAGGGACGAGCCCCGGGCGTACCGGCCCAGGAGGAAGGGCATGCCGTACTTCTCGGTGAAGGTCACCCAGAACTTGATGGACCCCTTCTTGAACATCACCGGCCAGAAGCAACGCGACAGCAGCCGCAGGCCGTAGGGGTTGTCATAGGTTGGGAAGTGCCGGGCAAAGACCACCTTGCCGAACGGTATCTCTTCGCCCTCGTCCGGCTGATCAATGCTCCTGAACCGGAACGCATTGTCCTGGTCGGCGCCGAACCAGCGCGCCGGCAGGCAGCGCAGATCAGCGAGCCGCAGGTGATCGCCCGGCTCCCACATCAGCTCCACCGGCGCCAGGCCGTAGAGCGGGGCGTCCAGGATGCCAGAGATCAGGCTGTAGAGATCGACCCGCTCCAGGTCCTCGACCAATTGCGCGCACAGGGCCTCTGCCGCCGCCGGCGCCTGGCCGTCCACCGTGCCCGGCTCCCACTTGAATTCGCGCTTGAGGGTGCCGAGCTTGCGGGTCTGGACCACGCTGGTCAGGTGCGCGTCGCCCAGCAGTTCCTCCAGAATCTGCACCCCGTCCCCGCGCTTGCGCAGCACCGGGTCAGGGTCGGGCAGCAGGCCGACCACCTGGGAGAAGTCCCAGGCCGTGGACCGACTGGCAATCTCCCGGGTCAACTCGGCCGGCTTGACCTCGGCGAAGGAGACGAACCTGTCAGGGCTCACCCAGATGCCGTCCGCCATGTCAATACCCCCTGGTCAAGGTTGCTGATTCCCGCGGCAGCCCCGAGAGGATCGCCGTGTCGCCGCCCGGTGTCGAACCGGCATGTGCCGCTAAGGCCAGCGCCCAGAAGCGGTCCGCATGGCCGTTTTCGCTGCGCTCGGCCGTAAACCTGATATTGCCGGCCGCCGTGGTCTCTTTGGTCACCGCCCGCAGGTCGGCACGGATCTCCGGCCGGTAGGGGATGCGCAGCCGCCTGTCCTCCATCAGCCCCCGCACCGGATAGGCCAGCTCCTCTTTGACCCGGGGCGTAAAGGTCACCAGCTCGACCCGGTACTCGCCGAACTTGTGCTGGGCGTCGTCGCCCCAGCCGATGCCCAGGCCCGTGTAGTCGATGCAGGTCCGGTCAAGCTGGCCCATGATCGGCCAGAGAATCGCTTCCTGGGCGGGCTTGCTCATTTTATGCAGCTCGATGATCAGCCTGGTCTCCAGGACGCTGCCCACTTCCTCCACCACCCACAGCACGGTCAAGTCCTTTTTGCGGCCGATGTCCAGACCGCCGTAGAGCCGCCCCTTGGGCCTGGTCGCGCTCAGGCCGTCCCACTCCCACTGATCGGCCTGGCCGTACTCGCTGTGCGCAATCAGGTCATATTCCAAAAATGCGGAAGCATCGTCCGCCGGCTCGCACATGTACTCCTGGCGAAACGATTCTTCGTCGGCGCAGCCGCTCCGGATGAAGTCGAAGTACTGGGCTTCGTCCATCTCCTGCACCTCGTGGCCGGCCGGCAGCGACTGCTGCAGCTTCCAGAGGAACCCCTGGAGCAGGGCATCGTCCAGGGTCACCCGGTGCAGGCTGATCCCCTTCGGGTTGCCGTGCTCGCGGATCTCGCGCACCAGCAGGTTGAAAAAATTCGCGCTGCCGCGGTGGGTGGAGATCACCTCCATGGAGCCGCCCCAGGTAATGCCCGGGTAGGCGATGGACCACAATTTGCGTGGGTCCGGATGCAGGGCGAACTCGTCCAGGATACGGCCGCCGCGCTTGCCCGCCTGGGCGTCCGGGTTGCTGCTCATCGAATGGATGCGCCGGCCGTTGACCATGTGCAGCACGTAGGCCGAAATCTTGCGCTCCTCGTCGATCACCCGTTCCCCCAGGTCCTCGGCGGCAATCTGCAGCACCTGGGCAAACATCTTGCAATCCTCGATCACCAGCCGGGCCTGCAGATCGTCGCGGCTGGAGATCCACTGATCCCACTTGGCGCCGTCCTCGGCGGTCCGCTCCACCGCGGCATAGGCCGTTGACCAGGAGATGCCGATCTGCCGCGCCTTTTCCATCAGTTTCAGCCTGCCGCGGTCCTTGATCCACGCCTCCTGGTACGGCAAAAAGAGCCCGCCCGGGTTGACCGGGACGATCTTGGCCTTGCCGTAAAACTTCTTCATGTCGACATCCTCAGCACGTCGCGGCGGATGGTCTGCAGGGCCTCCGCCGAAATCCCGCGCGGCCCGTCCTGGCCGGCGTCAACCGGTGCATACTTGGTCTTCAGTTTCTCGATCATTTCCAGGGCCTGCTGCATCTCCTTGATCCCGGCCAGCGACACCGCCCCCGGCTGGGAGAGGAGCACATTCACCTTGCGCTGCACCGCCTCGCCCAGGGCGGCGACGGCGTCCTCGGCAGTGTTGATCTGCCGGACCTCGGCCTCCGCCTGCCCCTGGTCCTCGATGCGCTGCCGCCTGGACTCTTCTTCGATCACCCGGCCGGCGCTGACCAGGCTGGAGAACGCATACGCGGTCTGCGGGTCCATGGCCTCCAGCAGGGAGTTGACCGCCTTGGCCTTGGCCAGCATCACCCCGCGGCGGACCGTGGTCTGGGCCTGGCGGTATTCGCGCCGCCGCTCCGCCCAGCCGGGCTCGGAGTCCGTGCCCCAGCGTTTGAGCTGGGTAAGCGACACCCCGGTCCGCTCCGCAACCTGCTCATAGGTCAGGCCGTCGATGATGTACAGTTCCTCGGCCTGCTCGCGGATGTCCCACCCATAGGCGTCAGGCATGACCGCCTCCCCGGCCCCCAGGCCGGCACGAAAAAAAGAACCGTGAACCGTGAACCGCGAACCGTTCCATCAGTCTCCCAGCGCCCGCTTGATTGCCTTGATCTCGGCGAGCAGCCCGAGGTATTCGGCATGCACCCCGGCCAGCTCCACCGCCTGCACCGCGGCCGCTTCGGCCGGCAGCTCATCGAGCGCCAAGAACGGGTCCAGGAGATCGCGCAGGGTGGTGATCTGCCCCCGCAGGATCACGCCAAGCCGGTACGCGGCCGCCTCTTTCTCGGCCAGCCGGCCCTTGTGTTTCAGTCTCTCTGTGTCAAAGCCCATCTGTTTTCCCCGTTGCGGATGACCGGACAGTACATGTTATTGACGACCTGCTCGCTCAGCCTGGTCATGGTCTGAGTCGCCAGCTGGATGATGCTCATCAGCTCGTTGGTGGTTCGCTCGTAGCTTTTGGTCAGGACGACATTGTTTTCGTACAGCCGCACCGCGTCGGCATGCTGCCGGGCCGCCTCGGCCATGGCGGCCAGAAACTGTTCCTTAAGCGCCGTCATTTCCTCCTGCCGCCGCTTTGCCTCCCTGGCCCGCTCCTCCTGGGCCAGCAACTGCATCGAGTGGAACCGCCGCTGGTCCGCCGACCAGATGATCAGCACCAGCCCGGGCAGCCCGAGCAGGTTCACCACCGCGATGACCGTGGGCAGGGCCACTCCGCCGAACAGTTCAACCATGCTTCAACCTTTCCTTCTGCGCCTGGCAGCCGAAACACAGGGTGCACCCGGGCATGGCCTCCCTGCGTTTCATGGGGATATCCTCATG